GGGGAATATAAAACGCAGGGGCAGAGGAATGATCTGGACAGGGCGGCAAGTATGATCGATGAGGGCAAGTCGCTGAGGGAGGTAGCTGTCGAGTGCAAGTCGACATTTATTCGCTACCACAAGGGACTGCGGGCGTACGAGGCAATCACTAAGAGCAAGGGACCCCGTAAGTGCGAAGAGGATGGCCCCGAAGTCTGGGTCTTCTGGGGCCCTACCGGCACTGGCAAGTCTCGCAGAGCCTTCCACACCTGGCCCGACGCGTACCGCAAGCCCACCTCCGAGAAGTGGTGGGACGGGTACTGCGGGCAGGATACAGTCATATTTGATGACTTTAAGGGGTCCTCCATGAAGCTCCACGAGTTCCAGATGGTAATAGACAGGTACCCGATGCAGGTGGAGGTCAAGGGAGCATTCGTAGACCTGAGCGCGACGAGGTACGTGTTTACATCGAACAAGCACCCCTCCGAGTGGTACTCTGAGGAGGCTGACCCAGACGGCACCGTCATGCGCCGCATCACCGAGTTCTGCGACCGCTTCGGGCGCCTGATCCATTGCGTTCAGCAGGTAGACACGATACCCGAGTCCTGGCTGGAGGCCTGGGCCATGGGCGTGCCTGAGTAAACGAGGCAGAAGTTGAGGCACAAGTGGCGGGTAATACTGTCCCGCCACTTTGGCCTCCCCCGATTTTTAATTATGGCAAGGCGCTATGGGAAATATCGTAAGCGCAGCCTTAAGAAGATCAAGAGGCGTCCGATGCGCAGGTACAGGCGCAGATTCCGACGCTCAAAGAGAAAGACGACTAGTCGCGTTGTCGTCCTTACAACAGACCGGAACTGGTTCTTCATCAACAACACCAACCAGAACCTGCATGAAGCGTACCGTTTCACTGTTCACGACATGCCAGGCTTCATTGACTACCAAACGGTCTACAGCCACTTCCGAATCCTGAAGGCGAAGATAGTCATATCAACCCAGTACCCAGACAATAAGGTCCAAGGCCAGACGAGCTACCTGATAGTAGGAAGTAGACCTTTCGCAGCAACGAACATGCCGCTGACTAGATATCCAGCGTACGATAGCTACTGGGTGCCCTATATAACTGAGGACGAGTTAAGACAGGCTAGATGGCAGCGTATGCACTACCCTAGCACAACAACTCAGGCGATATCCGCTACCTTCTATCCGTACACATTGGTAGGCACATTAGGTCCAGCGTACCTGGAGAAGGACGTATTCTTCCAACGCATCTGGGAAGGCAAGAAGTGGATGCCATTCAGCTGGGCTTGGAACCCCAAGTCGCCCAACGCTGATTCCACCGGCCTCTCATTCTTCGGACCGTACATGGTGAGGAACATAGCCAACGCGCCGGCAGGAGTTACACTGCCCGATACAATAACGGCTCAATTGAAGGTCTGGCTCCAGTTTAAGGGTCAGAAGTGAATTTTGTGCCCAGCTAGGGCGTTTTCTTGCTGGCCAAGGACAGCGCTTCTAAGGGTGAGTGAGTGTGGGTGACGTTTGTGCGTTTGCGGGTGACGTGTCGAGGGGGGGTCGCCGACGAGCGGCTACCCGACCCCCCCTCTCCTTTCCAGTGAGTGGGGCGACCTACCCTCTCATGTTTGTGCGTTTTGCCCGCGTCTTAGCGACCTACCCCCCGCGCGTCTGTGCGTTTGCCCATGTCTTAGCGTGGGGCATGTCATATTGTTTAGACAGTGTTGTTAGTTTGTGGTACCATGGGTTTTGCGTAGAGAGATTACAGGGCTCACGGAAATAAAAATGCCCAACGGTTACACCAACTGGTGCGGAACACTGCAAGTAGAGAGAGAGATAGATGTAGAAGGATACTTCAAGGGACTGATAGACAGAGGGAAGGCTAAGTTCATAGTGGGTCAACTGGAAGAAGGCAGCCATTTACACCTACAATACTACATTCAGAGAGAGAAGAGAGTGTCACTGGTGAACATGAAGAGAGAGATATGCGATAAGACACACTGGGAGCCAGCGAAGGGCAGTGCAGAGGACAACATTAAGTACTGTAGCAAAGAGAGTACGCGAGTCGCAGGTCCATGGCAGTACGGGGAATATAAAACGCAGGGGCAGAGGAATGATCTGGACAGGGCGGCAAGTATGATCGATGAGGGCAAGTCGCTGAGGGAGGTAGCTGTCGAGTGCAAGTCG